TAGAAAACATGTCCGAAACCACACCGCCGTGAGTGGATATGTACATTTTAAAAGGTTTTACAATTTCTGATACAGTGCCATCTTCTGCCTCAACCACCTCAACCTTTGTGTGATCGAAGTACAACATCGCTTGAACCACATCGCCCGCTAGTCTCTCTGTTATATCACCATAGCAGTTAATTGTTCTGATGTTATCTTTACCATCGTCATTACTCATATTGTTGATGATATATATTGGTTGCTTTAACTCTTCTGGTTCACACAACTCGTCTGTAAGATCTTCAACTACTGTATCTTTTTGCTTATTCATTTCTTCCTTTTCTTTTTTGTTTTTAAAAAATGCAATGATTGCATTAAATGACCTTCTTAGCATTATAAATTCTCGTTTTATCCGTTGGAGTTTTCTCTGTAATCTTATAAGGGAACTTCCTTAAAAAAGATTTCCAAAGCGTATCGCTCTTAAATCCACGCTCGTATAACAATATACTTTCCTTATCCCTGGAAGAAAAACCCTCGCCGCAAACTTTCCACTCGCTGAGTAGATTAGAAATTGTTTTCATCTTCCTTCCGTCTTTATAGGAAACTTGAATCCTACAAACGATAGACTTATCATCATTCTTAAACTGCCGCCAGGCGGTAATATTCATCATCTCTCACCCTTTTCCTTTCCCATTTCGGTTGCTATATATTTTTGAAACTTCTTAGGAAGAGAGGCAACAAAAATTGTAGTTGCTATCAGTTCCCACGCTTCAATAAATTGTTGTTCTTGCATAGTCTGCTTATCGCACTCTTCATCGGAGAGACCGACTTCCTTGTACCATTCTTTCTTTTTATCTAGTGCTGTAGTAAGGTGATTTTTAAAGTTTACTATAACTGGTATGTAACTTGAAACCATCGAAACAAATATGCTTCTTTGCTCGTATAAATAAAACAGGTGCCTCAGTATAAGAGAGAACGAGGCACCTATCATAAACCACGCTAGGGATGTTGTGATATCCATATTAATAATGTATCAAACCTTTCTTGGCAGGTCAAGTAAAATTTTACTTTAGTTTAAGTGATTCAGCGATTCTCTTTGCAACCCTAGAAGCAATTCTCTCAGCAACTTCTTCAAGTTCCTCTTGATCTACTTCATTAAGTCCATCATGCTCAAGTTCCTCTGATAATTCACCTTCTAGTTCCTCGCCTCCCTCATCGGGTTCTTCATCAGGCATGTCATCCATAGGTTCATCTTCGCCCATGTCCTCACCTTCGTCTTCATCGCCTACTGCTGCGAGGATCTGATCAAGAACTCTTCTTGCAGATCTCAAAGATTCAACATCGCCCTCTGGAATGTCAACTTCTACGTCTTCCATGTCGCCATCTTCACCTGCAGGGTCTGCGTCCATCTCCATATCGTCGGCAGGTTCTTCCATTTCGTCTTCGTCAGCACGAGGCATACCGCCCATTTCATCTAGGTCTTCAACCTCTTCTTTGACCTTGCCACGAGACTGCTCCTCATCTTCCTTGGAACGGCGCATCATGCCGCCTTCCTCAAGATCTTTGCCACGAGACTGCTCCTCATCGTCGTCTTCCTTAGAGCGTCGCATCATCGCACCGCCCTCTTCTAGTTCCTCTTCCTCTTCGAACAGATATGCTTTTTCGTGGATTGGTCTTAGACCGGCCAGTTTCCAAAACCTCCTCGTGGTTGCCTCGTTCAAGAGTGCTTTCTTTTTATTGTTAGACATGTCTTTCTCCTTTTAAAAAGTATTTTGTTGTTAACATTAATAAATAGAATCATTTTATTCAAAAAGTATAGTAAATTATTCAACAAACTGCTTCAAGGCATTTTTATTTGCAAGTTTCCTCAAAGCATTAATTTCTATCTGTCTGACCTTTAAATAATTAATATCCAATCTCTCTGCGACCTCGTGCAGGGTTAGTCCCTTGTCGCACCCGCCCTTCCCTTTTTCTTCTATAGAAATCAGGCAACAGTTATATTCTTTCTCGTAGTCGATCCACTTTCTACAATCGTTGTTTGGGCATTCCGTTTTTGTTTGTTTGCACAACTGTGCACATGACGGCAATTCGCTCATTACTACTCATCTTCTCCTCTTTCAATTAAATCGAAAATAAAGTCTAAATCACCCTCAGTAATTCCGAAGTCTTTTAGAACTTGATTTCCTTGTAGAATTTCTTCATTAGTTTTTTTAATCTTTTTCTTGCCAACTCTAGATAGTCTATATTTTGTCTTTGTTATAAAAGATAGCAAGTCTGGATCATTGCTTATGTAACCCGATATTATTTCTCTAAAGAACTGAGGTTTAGATAAACCATCTCTTCTCAGTCTTACCAATAATTCTGCATGTCTCTTATCAGTGTCCGAAAACATGATTGCTTTTTCGGACTTGCCATAACCACCTTTATATTTTGTCATCTTCTTCTCAAGATGTGAGTTCCGCTTTCAACCTGCGAAGCAGCAGATTGCACTATAAACTCTGCTTTTGCTTGAAGTTGAGTTATATTTCTTGCACCAGTGTAAGACAATCCTGACCTGATATTTTGCAATAAATCATTAACAATATCTTTCACGCACCCTCTATACGGAATTGTTGTAGATATACCCTCTAAAGATCTTGCTTCACCACGCCAATCCTTTTGTGCCTCCACAGATGCCATTCCTCTGTATACCTTATATTTTGTACCGTCGTTACTCTTAAAAACATCTCCGGGACTTTGGTCTGTGCCTGCCAGCATAGAACCAAGCATAACAAAATCAGCACCTGCAGCGAGTGCTTTAACTATATCTCCTGCTGTTTTGATGCCGCCATCAGCAATTATAACTGCACCGTCTTCGTAACTACATGTCAAGACAGATTCAAAGGTTGGCACACCATGCCCAGTTTGAATTCTAGTAGAACATATAGAACCACCACCTATACCCACACGTACAGCATCAGCGCCCCAATCTGATAAAGACTTGTAACCTTTAGGAGTTGCAACGTTACCTGCTATAATGTTTATATCGGCGCCGTATTTATCTCGTATCTGTTTAAGTGCTCTTTCAACTAGGACATGATGTCCGTGTGCGACATCAAGACAGAATGTCTTGACCCCGCTGTGATTTAGTCTATGAATTCTTTCCATAAAATCACCCGTGACCCCAACTGCTGCGGCCGCAGATGATGGTGTCATTGCAACTTGCTTTTCTGTCGAACAATATCTATGGGTAACTGCCAAACCACCAAGTTCACCAAACACTTCTGCCATCTCAACACCCGTGACGGTGTCCATAGGACTTGTAATAATCGGAATCGAATATTCCTCTGTGCCTAAACGCCTTGCAAGATCAACTTCTGACCTTGACTTTATATCACTATATTGTGGTACTAAAAGTACATCATCAAAACTATTCGTCGCTCGCTTCATGTTCCCCTATTTCCTTCCTTATTTCCTCTAAGAGATTTGTTGCCTTACTCCAGCAATCTGGACAGTAAAGATTTACTTTATCTTCTTTCTCCCTGACCACTACATTCCATGTTTTTACTTGTTCTTTATTCATCTTATCATAGGGTTTAAAGCAAGTCAAGCAATGATTTGGTATCTTATCAAAAAGACCAAGTGTTTTTTTAATGTCTTTTTGAAACTGCTTTTTCTTTGCTCGACGAAGTTTTCTTGAAAGACTCATTAGACACCCGTTGATCCAAGCGCACCAGATCCACGATCGGTTTGTCCGTTATATATGTTGTCTTCTTCAATCTCAATTAATAATGGACTCTGTATTTGCACAAAAACACCTTGCGCAATCTTTTGTCCTGGTGAAACGTACTGCGTTTCTTGTCCGATGTTTTGAAGGTTAACGAAAATCTCACCATCATAACCCTCATCAACAACGCAGGCACCAGTGATAAGTTGAGTCTTGCTTGCGATACCTGACTTGTTCATAATTTGCAACATGCAACCTGAAGGAACCTGCATCTTTATACCTGTTTCCAGTAGCACGCTCCCCCCTGGTTCAACTCTTTGATGCGAATTGTCCACCGGACAAAAAAAGAAATCCATGCCTGCATCAGTAGCATGTGCTCTATTTGGAATCTTTGCTTCCGGTCTTGTCTTAAATACTTTAACGCTATTCATTTAATAATCTCCTCTGTGTCTCCTATGATTACGTCTTTCAATCCTTTGTCTCTCTCTATGCTATAAGCAACTGCCCTTAATCTTTTTTCTTCTGGATCCATATCATTAACAAGATATCTTGGTCCTCGCCCAATACCCATTATTAACTTATCCCAGGGAATATCATTAAGTAACAACTCCTTAACTGTATGATTCCTTAATTCTTCTGGTCTTGCTGTCGTGAATATAATCACACAACCATCCCTCTTCCATTTTTTTACCGCTTGAAGTGCACCAGATGTTAATTCAGGGGGTGTGGTTCTAATTTTATCAAATTGTCTGTATTTAAATATTGTGCCATCAATATCACAAAATACAGTTCTTTTTTTTCTAACTTTCTTACTCATACTATGTCATAGTTAAGACCCATTGTTTCAAGGTCATTCTCCTCTAGTAGCGTATATGTAAAACTATTTCCCCACTTATCTCTTGCCTCTTCGCATGTCTCAATAAATTCAGAAAAATCTTTACTGCTTTGAAACACCTGGCACCCCGCTGAAACACCTCCAGTATTAACTCTTGCATCCGAACCACGATGCTTATGAATATTAATACCAAACCAACCCTTTTCTTCTGGGTTGTGATAGTCGGGTTTATCATCTCTGTTGTTATCTCTAACAACCCTTACCTTTCCTCCTCTTTGGATCAAAGCAGTGTGACCTCTTTCTGAGTTACCATGCCACCCAACTAGATATGTTGACTTATACTGGTCTGGTACCAGTATGGCAGTACCTTTATGGCGGACCTCCTTTATAGGTCTTTTTAAAATACTGGTGCCGGGTTCAGTAGTAATCGGATATGTATCGCAAACCCACTCACCCCCATCCTTGTAAATTACTGTGATGAAATCATCGAACTTCGATGCATCACCAGACTTATTTCTGACGCCAATAATATTAAGGTTGTAATCACCCCTCTCAAAAAAAGAATATCCTTTATTTAATAAAACTTTTTTATATTGCTCTGCCATAACTTTGGCAGAAAATCCTCTCATTCTACACATATTATTCTCCTTATGCTAATAGTTTAAACATTTTTCTTACTGATCTAGTACTGAATCCCCACTGGGCATCCCAATTTAATCTCGCCATGTAAGGGCGGTTAACATAAACCTTGTCTCGGTTTGGGTCAACGCCCCAACATTTAATAGTATTCTCCTCAGAGTTGCTATCAATGACCTTAACTAGATAAAATAGTTTGCCATTTCTAGTTTTCTTTTGTATCACCTCTCTTGGGATAAACCAACAAACCTGAAGTTCCGCATCAAACTCAGAGATGGGCGGTATCATCAATTCGTCTATCTTAGATTGTAACTGTTCATTCATAACTGTGCTCATAGGGAACACACCTACCAAGTCGACAAGATATTGAAGTTTCTCCTCATCTGTGAAATCACCCTCTAGTTCAAACTTCTCGATGTTTTCATTTAGGTTCTTTTCTTTCCTGGGTCTCTCTACCGCAACGGCAGACCAAAAATGTTTAAGTCCTGAAAACCTTTCATCCACAAGGCAATTAAGCGCTTGACTAAGGCAAAGGGCAGACACTGCTTTTTTATTAAGTTTTGAATATACAATGTTTTCATTAAAGAGAAAGTCTTCTACTTTTTCAAAAGGTCTATTGTTCATTATCTGCTCAATTGCAGTCATACCCAATCCCTTTATAGAAGATAGTGGTTGTATGAGTGTCTTGCCATCTTTACTTATCTCCCACCTTACACCTGACGTGTTAACATTTAATGGTTCTATTTGATAACCGTAAGACTTTGCAACGTTTATTGCTCTTTCTTTCCTCTTGTCTGGTTCCTTGTCCAAGAACGCTGCTAACCAACATTCAGGGTAATAATTAAGTAGATAAGCACACTGGTAAGATAGAACACAGTAGGATACAGCATGAGACTTATTAAAACCATACCCTGAAAAATACTCAAACTTTTCCCACAACTGCTTTGCTTCATATTCTTTCATCCCCTTTTCCAGGCATCCTCGCCTGAACTTGTCATAAATTTTGTCCATCTCAACTTGAGCAGATCCAGTCCCTTTTTTAGTCAATAGTTTGCGTAACTTATTTCCTTCATCAAGAGATAGGTTCTTGCCTAACTTGTGAGCAAGCATGGCAATCTGCTCCTGGAAGATAAGAAATCCATATGTCTCTTGGGTTACATCCTTAACGTAACTATTAAGATAATCTACCTCTTCAGGATTTTCTTTAGCGCCGATGTACATCTTGTCAACCCCAGCAGACAATGGACCAGGGCGATATATAGAAGTAATGGCAGCAAGGTCTGTGATATTGTCCGGTTTAGCATTCTTGCAAAAAGATTGTGCTCCACCTTCTGTAAACTGGAATATCCCTGCCCATTTCCCTTCGTGAAATACATTCTGCCAAACCTCCTTATCGTTAAGATCAATTTTTTCTGGGTGTAAGTTCATTTCATAGAAATGCTTAATGTCTTCAAATGAAGGATTTTCCACACCCTCATATCGAATAAGAATATGCCTGATGGCATCCTCCATCATTCTTAATGATGCCAACCCAAGTATATCAAACTTAATAAAACCCATTGGTTCAAGGTGTCTTACGTTTTGACCCTCTGACCACGGAGTTTGTCTTACACCACCAGAATTAATTAGTGGCATCCATTGATTTAAATTTTCCCCTATCACTACACCGCCGGCGTGCCGAGATGCAGACCTTGTCTGTCCATATAGAGCGTTAACATGGGTTCGAACATCAGGGTATTTATTTAGAAACTTCTGGAGTGATTCAGAATACTGCATCAACTCTTCAAACGTGGGGTTATAAACACCTGCGGTTATGCCATGCGCTTTCTTTGCCAGGGGAGTTGCCTCATACACCATCTTGTTTGTTACAGAATTAACTTCGGTAAAAGGTATCTTATAATATTTTGATATATCCTTAATCAAAGAACGCAACTGCAATGTATTCCAATTTGTGATAGGCACCACTACATTGTCACCCCACTCATCAATAAGGTGCTCTTTGAGAACCATGGGATCAGAAACATCGTAATCAATATCAGGATATCCAGATCCCCCTTTTGTCAAAAAACGCTCAAATTGCAGTCCGTAACGGATTGGATCGATCTGAGTAATACCCAAGGCATAAGCAACCAAAGAACCGGCGGCAGAACCTCGCCCTGCGCCTGTAAGTTGCATTCTCGTCGCCTCTTCTGCTATCTTCTTCATTGTTAAAAAGTATTTGCTGAACCCTCTGTCTTCAATTACATTTACTTCGTATTTTAACCTTTCAATATATTCAGGTTTGTCTGCAAATCCCTTTTCTTTAGCACCAGCGACACAAAGAACTGCCAATGCTTGGCCAGCAGATTTACCATCAGGTACAACAAAGTCAGGAAGTCGCACTTCGTTATCAGGCAAAAACGATTCTATTCTTTCGTGCGCTATTTCATATGTTCTAGAGATTGATTTTTTAATAAGTTCATCATCATACTCAACGCCACATTCTTTCGAATATTTTTTGTAACTTTGCCACATTTGATCGCCGTTTTTAGGATACAGTTCATATCCAACCTCTTCAACATCAACAGGCAATTCTTCACTTAACCATTCGACTTTGCGACCAAGGAAACCAAGTCTCTTGTATAGTTCACGATCCTTCCACGCATCAGGTGAATAGTAGTGTGAATCAGCAGTAGAAATAAGTTCGATTCCAAACTCGTAATGCATTTGAATGATAAACTGATTCAGCGTATGCTGTTCTGGTACGTTGTTCCATTGTAGTTCCCCATACCACCGATCACCAAATATCTGTTGCATTTTCTGGGTTGTCTTGCGCATAGCATCTAAGACAGCGTCTTCGCCCTCATCTCTGTTTTGCCAGTAATCTCCAGCATAAACTCCACCAAGACATGCAGATGCT